CCGGTGGATGACGCAGTCTCCCTGCTGACACGGGGTGGCAGACTGAGCTGTAAGTTTCGACTGTCAGGCGCACTGACCAACAACCAGTTCGGTCTGGGAATTTATCTGTATACCGATGTAGCGTTACCTGACGTCGTGGCGATGACCGGGACTGGTAACCCGTTCCTGATGTCGTTCTTCACCCAGACCACAGACGGCAAACTGAATCTGATGCATCACAAGAAAGCCGGAAACACAAAGTTGGGCGAGTTCGGGAATTACAGTAACGACTGGCAGACGCTGGAGCTGGTGTTCACCGCCGGCAGTGCCACGGTTACTCCGAAACTGAATGGAGTGGCTGGCCCGGCATTCCAGGTCATAAAAGACAGTCTGACAGTGGGACTAAATGCACTGACGCTGACGGATATTACCAAAAATGCAACGTATGGCGTTGAGATAGAAAGTCTGGTGCTGGAGATAAATGCACCGGCATCATCATAAAAAGTGAGCCAGTCAAATGGAAGGTATCGTTAAACTCACCGGTAGTGTCAGTGGGTCGTCTGAGACGCCTGCATGAGTTATCAGAGCCATCAGTACTTAACTGGTGGCTTTTTTATTGTTGTCAGCTTCCGGATAACGGGAGACGGGGTATGTACCAGATGGAAAAAATCACAACAGGTGTGTCATACACCACGTCAGCGGTGGGAACGGGCTACTGGTTCCTGCAGTTGCTGGACAGGGTTTCCCCGTCTCAGTGGGCGGCAATAGGCGTGCTGGGGAGTCTGCTGTTTGGGCTGCTGACATATCTGACTAACCTGTATTTCAAAATCAGAGAGGACCGTCGTAAGGCTGCACGGGGAGAGTAATTCAATGACTCAAAACTATAAACTGATTGTGAAAGGGATCCGCAATTTTGAGAATAAAGTTACGGTAACTTTAGCGTTACGGGACAAAAAACGCTTTGACGGTGAAATTTTTGACCTGGACATCTCGCTGGACCGTGTTGAAGGTGCCGCGCTGGAGTTTTATGAGGCAGCAGCCAGAAGGAGCATCAGACAGGTCTTCCTGGATGTTGCTGCCGGGTTATGTGAAGGGGACGAGCTGTTGCCAGAAACGCGCCCCTGTTCAGAGGCGCGGTATACCATAAAAATTAACAGTTCTGATAACTCGATTACGGGTTGTTAGCTTTTTGCAGTTGGCTTTCCAGTATCTTTCATTGGTAGCATCCTGATAAATATCCATGAGCGCAAAAATCAAATACGGCCTGTCAGCTGCTGTTCTGGCGCTGATTGCTGCAGGCGCGTCTGCTCCTCAGATACTTGACCAGTTTCTGGACGAAAAAGAGGGTAACCACACAACGGCATACCGCGATGGTTCCGGCATCTGGACCATCTGTCGGGGGGCCACGATGGTGGATGGAAAACCCGTTTTTCCCGGTATGAAACTGTCGAAGGAAAAATGCGACCAGGTCAACGCCATTGAGCGTGATAAGGCGCTGGCATGGGTGGAGAAAAACATCAAAGTGCCATTGAGCGAACCCCAGAAAGCGGGGATCGCGTCATTCTGTCCGTACAACATTGGTCCCGGTAAGTGTTTCCCGTCGACGTTTTATAAACGAATTAATGCAGGTGATCGCAGGGGAGCGTGTGAGGCGATTCGCTGGTGGATTAAGGACGGTGGCAGAGACTGCCGTATTCGTTCAAACAACTGCTACGGTCAGGTATCCCGTCGTGACCAGGAGAGCGCGCTGGCGTGCTGGGGTATCGACAGATAAGCAGAATATTTTGCTGAAAAATAAGGCATGGCCACGCGGGCGGATAACATGAAATCCTGCGAAGTGGCGAAACGTAAGTGAATAAAAGTAAAAACCCCGTTTGTTGGCACCAAGCGGGGTTTTGTGTTTCCTGACTCCGGAAAAGTCAAAGGAGAAAGTGTGTTTGATTTTAGCAAACTGATTCGGGAGATTCGAGTGATGGCTGAAAAATTATCCACCTGGAAGTTCATTCTTATCTGGCTGGTGTTTGTGATTATGGCCTCCGGTTATTTCATCGGTCAGATACGCTGGTGGTGAAATGAACCGCGTACTGTGCGTGGTCATCATTGCCCTGCTGGTGGCCTGTGGTGCGCTTAGTCTGGGGCTGAATCATTACCGTGATAACGCCATTACCTACAAAGCCCAGCGCGACAAAAATGTCAGAGAACTGAAGCTGGCGAACGCGGCAATTACTGACATGCAGATGCGTCAGCGTGATGTTGCTGCGCTCGATGCAAAATACACGAAGGAGTTAGCTGATGCGAAAGCTGAAAATGATGCTCTGCGTGATGATGTTGCCGCTGGTCGTCGTCGGTTGCACATCAAAGCAGTCTGTCAGTCAGTGCGTGAAGCCACCACCGCCTCCGGCGTGGATAATGCAGCCTCCCCCCGACTGGCAGACACCGCTGAACGGGATTATTTCACCCTCAGAGCGCGACTGATAATAATGCAAAAACAACTTGAAGGGGCACAGCTATACATTCGAGAGCAATGCCTCAGATAAAAACCGGCCAAGGATAATCCGCTGAAGATTCGCCGGTGGCTAAAGTGTGCCAAGAGTTCAATTTACGCAATTACTCCTGTCGATGCTATGCACCGTCTTTGTGAAGTCAATGGATACCTGATTTATTTCTGTGCGCTGTATCGTCGCTGTACTCTTGCATTAATTATGACTGTAGCCTGACGGGGAACTCCTTCTGCACAAGTGTGGGGGAATAATCAAAAACGATGCACACCGGGGTTACCGGGTACACATATTTCATCATGCCAGCGAGTCCGGTTCTGGTACGGAAGAAACCGGACGTTATGATTTAGTGCGGAAATATTTGTGTAGTGTTCTGAATGTTCTCAGTAAAGAGTAATGAATTATCAAAGGTATAGTAATATCTTTTGTTTTCGTGGATATTTGTAATCCATCTGAAAACCCCTGCTGTAGCAAGATTTTTCCTGTATTCGTAAAATGATAACTCTCCTGATTTGAATCCTTTTAAGGTGGCTTCTATAAGGCATTTATTTTTTGAAAATCTTACATTTACAACCTTACCCTGTCCTTTTATTAAAACCGTATTATCGTTTTCAAGAACAAGATGAATATTCTCTGTGGCTAAATAGTAAATGTAATGTGAGACATTGTGACGTTTTAGTTCAGAATAAAACCAGTGATAGTTTAAATTATTTCGCACTTTATCGAATATTTGTTTAAAAATGGCAACCTGAGCCATTGTAGTACCTTCCATGTGATATGAGGGGGCGTAGTCTGCACGATTATCTAAATTGCTTCAATCTGGTCTGACCTGTTTTCTGAGCAATTCAGTAATGTCACTCTTTTCTTTGTTTGCTTCAGGCGAAACTCTTTTTTCTGAGCACAGTCTCCGGCGGCAGGCTTCAATGACCCAGGCTGAGAAATTCCCGGACCCTTTTTGAACAAGAGCGATGTTAATTTGTTCAATCATTTGGTTAGGAAAGCGGATGTTGCGGGTTGTTGTTCTGCGGGTTCTGTTCTTCGTTGACATGAGGTTGCCCTGTATTCAGTGTCGCTGATTTGTATTGTCTGAAGTTGTTTTTACGTTAGGTTGATGCAGATCAATTAATACGATACCTGCGTCATAATTGATTATTTGACGTGGTTTGATGGCCTCCACGCACGTTGTGATATGTAGATGATAATCATTATCGCTTTACGGGTCCTTTCCGGTGATCCGACAGGTTACGGGGCGGCGACCTCGCGCGTTTTCACTATTTATGAGATTTTTTGAGGGGGTGGTTGTTGTTTAATTGTTTGGTATATCTAATTGATAAGTAAGGTGAAAATAAAATAAATACAACAACCTTACGATGTGTTTTGATGTCGTCAATGCGAAAAATGTCAATGATATCAAATGGTTTTGCAAAAACACATGGTTGTTGTTTCGCTTTTTATCGATGACTTATGGAGAGGAGATGGCCTTTTTATTGAATAAAAGTGATATGGCCTCCTCCATCGGTATCTCTGTTCAGGCATTTGATAAATGGGGCGTTCCTCCTGTTGAACGTCGGGGGAGGGAAGTTTTATATGACGTTAAAACTGTACTGGAGATAGATCGCGAGCGGCGACAACACAATCAGAGAACACCTGATGACGGGGGAGAACTGGAGGAAAGGCTGCTTCGGGCCAGAGCTGAACTGACAGAAGAACAGGCTGTAGCTCAAAAACTTAAAAATCAGGTAACCGAAGGTAAGCTCATCGATTCAGACTTCTGCGTTTTCGCCCTCAGCAAACTGGCGATGGCATTGTCCAGTACGCTTGATTCCATTCCGTTATCCATGCAGCGACAGTTCCCGGATTTAACGCCACGTCATATTGACCATCTGAAAACCCTTATTGCAAAGGGCGCAAATCAGTGTGCGCGGGCAGGGGATAAATTACCGGATTTGCTGGATGAATATATCAGAGCAACAACTGAATAATATGGTGGCCGCCGTTTCGGTTGCGCTGCAGCCTCTGGTCAGGGTTGTACCGATGACGGCAGTTGAATGGGCTGACCAGTATTATTATCTGCCGAAAGAATCCTCATACGGTGACGGCGAATGGAAAACGCTGCCGTTCCAGATCGCCATCATGAACAGTATGGGGAATGATCAGATCCGCACTGTTAATCTGATTAAATCTGCCCGTGTTGGCTATACAAAGATGTTGCTGGGAGTCGCCGGGTATTTTATTGAGCATAAATCCCGAAACAGTCTGCTTTTTCAGCCCACGGATTCTGCCGCTGAAGATTTTATGAAGTCTCACGTGGAGGCGACGATTCGGGACGTGCCATGCCTGAAAGATCTTTCCCCGTGGCTGGGTCGTAAACATCGTGACAATACTCTCACTCTGAAACGCTTTTCATCGGGGGTGGGCTTCTGGTGCCTGGGTGGTGCGGCAGCAAAAAACTACCGTGAAAAATCCGTGGACGTGGTCTGCTATGACGAACTTTCCTCGTTCGAGCCGGATGTCGAAAAAGAGGGCTCGCCAACCCTGCTGGGGGATAAGCGTATTGAGGGCTCGGTATGGCCAAAATCCATTCGCGGCTCGACGCCTAAAATAAAAGGCTCCTGCCAGATCGAAAAAGCGGCCAACGAGTCGGCGCATTTCATGCGTTTTTATGTGCCCTGCCCGCACTGTGGGGAGGCGCAGTATCTGAAATTTGGCGATGAGTCCACGCCTTTTGGCCTTAAATGGGAGAAGGACAGCCCCGAAAGCGTTTTCTACCTTTGTGAACATCATGGCTGCGTGATCCATCAGTCTGAGCTTGACCAGAGCAACGGGCGGTGGATCTGCGAAAACACGGGGATGTGGACCCGCGACGGTCTGACGTTTTTCAGCGCCGCGGATAATGAAATTCCGCCGCCGCGCTCCATCACATTCCATATCTGGACGGCGTACAGTCCGTTCACCACCTGGGTACAGATTGTCTATGACTGGCTGGATGCACTGAAAGATCCCAACGGCCTGAAAACCTTTGTGAACACCACGCTGGGCGAGACCTGGGAAGAGGCCGTGGGCGAAAAACTCGATCACCAGGTACTGATGGATAAGGTTGTTCATTACACGGCGGCGGTGCCTGCCCGGGTGGTTTATCTGACGGCGGGCATTGACTCGCAGCGAAACCGTTTTGAGATGTATGTCTGGGGATGGGCTCCGGGAGAGGAAGCCTTTCTGGTGGATAAAATCATCATTATGGGACGTCCCGATGAGGAAGAGACGCTGTTACGTGTGGATGCGGCGATCAACAAAAAATACCGCCATGCGGATGGCACCGAAATGACCATTTCCCGTGTCTGCTGGGACACCGGGGGGATCGATGGTGAAATCGTCTACCAGAGGTCAAAAAAACACGGTGTTTTCCGTGTGCTGCCGGTAAAAGGCGCGTCTGTCTATGGCAAGCCGGTGATCACCATGCCGAAAACCCGCAATCAGCGGGGCGTTTATCTGTGTGAAGTGGGGACGGACACCGCAAAAGAAATTCTCTATGCCCGTATGAAAGCCGAGCCCACGCCTGCGGATGAAGCCACGTCGTATGCCATCCGTTTTCCTGATGATCCGGAGATTTTTTCGCAGACAGAGGCGCAGCAACTGGTCGCGGAAGAGCTTGTGGAGAAGTGGGAAAAAGGAAAGATGCGTCTGCTGTGGGATAACAAAAAGCGGCGTAACGAAGCGCTGGACTGCCTGGTGTATGCCTACGCGGCATTACGTGTGTCCGTGCAACGCTGGCAGCTTGATCTGGCTGTACTGGCAAAATCCCGGGAAGAAGAGACGACCCGGCCAACCCTTAAAGAACTGGCAGCGAAGCTGTCCGGAGGAGTGAATGGTTACAGTCGCTGAACTGCAGGCGCTGCGTCAGGCGCGCCTTGATTTATTAACCGGTAAACGGGTGGTGTCTGTCCAGAAAGATGGTCGCAGAATTGAATATACGGCAGCTTCTCTGGATGAGCTTAACCGGGCGATCAATGATGCGGAGTCGGTACTGGGGACAACCCGCCGTCGCCGTCGTCCGCTGGGAGTGAGGTTATGAAACGAACGCCTGTCCTGATTGATGTGAACGGCGTTCCGCTTCGGGAGAGCCTCAGCTACAACGGTGGCGGTGCAGGATTTGGCGGGCAAATGGCAGAGTGGTTGCCACCCTCGCAGAGTGCCGATGCGGCCCTGCTGCCCGCGTTGCGTCTGGGGAATGCCCGTGCAGATGATCTGGTGCGCAATAACGGAATAGCGGCCAATGCGGTGGCCCTGCATAAGGATCACATTGTCGGGCATATGTTTCTTATCAGCTACCGTCCGAACTGGCGCTGGCTGGGGATGCGGGAGACCGCGGCAAAAAGTTTTGTCGATGAGGTGGAGGCGGCCTGGTCAGAATACGCAGAAGGGATGTTTGGTGAGATCGACGTGGAAGGGAAACGCACGTTTACGGAATTTATCCGTGAAGGTGTGGGCGTTCATGCGTTTAACGGCGAAATCTTTGTGCAGCCGGTCTGGGATACGGAGAGTACGCAACTGTTTCGTACGCGTTTTAAAGCCGTGAGTCCGAAACGGGTGGACACGCCAGGACACGGTATCGGGAACCGTTTTCTGCGGGCCGGTGTGGAGGTTGATCGATATGGCCGTGCCGTTGCGTACCATATCTGTGAGGATGATTTTCCTCGCTCCGGGAGTGGACGATGGGAACGGATCCCGCGTGAACTACCCACCGGGCGTCCGGCCATGCTGCATATTTTCGAGCCGGTGGAGGACGGGCAGACCCGTGGAGCCAATCAGTTTTACAGCGTTATGGAACGGCTGAAGATGCTGGATTCCCTGCAGGCAACACAGCTTCAGTCGGCCATAGTGAAGGCGATGTATGCAGCGACGATTGAAAGTGACCTTGATACCGAAAAGGCCTTTGAATATATCGCCGGTGCGCCGCAGGGGCAGAAGGATAATCCGCTTATTAATATTCTGGATAAGTTCTCCACCTGGTATGACACGAATAGCGTGACGCTGGGCGGTGTCAAAATTCCGCACCTTTTCCCCGGTGATGATCTGAAACTTCAGACCGCGCAGGATTCAGACAATGGATTTTCGGCGCTTGAACAGGCGCTGCTGCGGTATATCGCCGCCGGTCTTGGCGTTTCCTACGAACAGTTGTCCCGTGATTACTCGAAGGTCAGTTACTCAAGTGCCCGCGCATCCGCCAATGAGTCGTGGCGCTATTTTATGGGGCGGCGAAAATTTATTGCGTCCCGGCTGGCCACGCAGATGTTTTCCTGCTGGCTGGAAGAGGCACTTCTTCGGGGGATTATTCGTCCGCCACGGGCACGTTTTGATTTTTATCAGGCGCGATCAGCCTGGTCACGGGCTGAGTGGATTGGAGCCGGAAGAATGGCCATTGACGGGCTCAAGGAGGTTCAGGAATCAGTGATGCGCATTGAGGCCGGACTGAGCACGTATGAGAAAGAGCTGGCGCTGATGGGCGAGGATTATCAGGACATTTTCCGCCAGCAGGTCAGGGAATCTGCAGAGCGGGAAAAAGCCGGACTCTCACGTCCGGTGTGGATAGCGCAGGCGTATCAGCAGCAGATAGCGGAGAGTCGCAGGCCGGAAGAGGAGACAACACCACGTGAGACGTAATCTTTCACACATTATTGCCGCAGCATTCAATGAACCGCTGCTTCTGGAGCCCGCCTATGCGCGGGTTTTCTTTTGCGCGCTCGGGCGCGAGATGGGGGCAGCAAGTCTTTCGGTACCACAACAGCAGGTACAGCTTGATGCTCCCGGAATGCTGGCTGAAACGGACGAGTACATGGCCGGAGGTAAACGACCGGCCCGTGTTTACCGGGTGGTGAACGGTATTGCGGTACTGCCGGTGAGCGGCACGCTGGTGCACCGGCTGGGGGGGATGCGGCCATTTTCCGGAATGACTGGCTATGACGGCATTGTCGCCTGTCTTCAGCAGGCAATGGCAGATAGCCAGGTGCGGGGCATACTGCTGGACATTGACAGTCCGGGCGGGCAGGCCGCCGGCGCGTTTGACTGCGCTGACATGATTTACCGCCTCCGTCAGCAGAAGCCGGTCTGGGCACTGTGCAATGACACGGCCTGTTCTGCAGCCATGCTGCTGGCGTCGGCCTGCTCCCGACGGCTGGTTACCCAGACATCCCGTATCGGCTCCATTGGCGTGATGATGAGCCATGTCAGCTATGCCGGTCATCTGGCGCAGGCCGGTGTGGATATCACGCTGATTTATGCCGGGGCGCACAAGGTGGATGGCAATCAGTTTGAAGCGTTGCCGGCAGAGGTTCGCCAGGATATGCAGCAGCGGATTGATGCGGCGCACCGGATGTTTGCCGAAAAAGTGGCGATGTATACCGGGTTGTCTGTGGATGCGGTCACGGGAACAGAGGCCGCCGTTTTTGAAGGTCAGTCCGGCATTGAGGCCGGGCTGGCGGATGAATTAATCAATGCGTCGGATGCCATCAGTGTGATGGCCACGGCGCTGAACAGTAATGTCAGAGGAGGCACTATGCCGCAATTAACTGCAACGGAAGCCGCCGTGCAGGAGAACCAGCGAGTGATGGGGATCCTGACATGCCAGGAAGCGAAAGGACGTGAACAGCTTGCCACGATGCTGGCAGGGCAACAGGGCATGAGCGTTGAACAGGCCCGGGCTATTCTGGCCGCGGCGGCACCGCAGCAGCCGGTGGCATCCGCGCAGAGTGAAGCCGATCGCATTATGGCGTGTGAAGAAGCGAACGGTCGTGAACAACTGGCAGTAACGCTGGCGGCGATGCCGGAGATGACGGTGGAAAAAGCCCGCCCGATCCTGGCTGCTTCACCGCAGGCGAATGCCGGACCATCACTCCGTGATCAGATCATGGCACTGGATGAGGCAAAAGGGGCTGAGGCGCAGGCTGAACAGCTGGCTGCCTGCCCGGGAATGACCGTGGAGAGCGCCCGGGCTGTGCTGGCTGCGGGCTCAGGTAAGGCAGAACCGGTCTCTGCATCCACAACCGCCCTGTTTGAACATTTCATGGCGAACCATTCACCGGCTGCGGTCCAGGGGGGCGTGTCACAGGCGTCAGAAGACGGTGATGCGGACGTGAAAATGCTCATGGCCATGCCATGAAGTCAGTGCTGAACATCAATACGAGGTTTTAACAATATGGTGACGAAAACCATCACTGAACAGCGTGCGGAAGTACGTATTTTTGCCGGTAATGATCCGGCTCACACCGCCACAGGCAGCAGCGGGATTTCCTCGGCAACACCAGCACTGACACCCCTGATGCTGGATGGGGCCACCGGGAAACTGGTGGTCTGGGACGGACAGAAAGCCGGTAGTGCGGTTGGCATACTGGTACTGCCGCTTGAAGGCACAGAGGCGGTGCTGACGTATTACAAGTCGGGGACCTTTGCGACGGAGGCAATCCGCTGGCCTGAAAGTGTGGATGAACACAAAAAGGCCAACGCCTTTACCGGCAGTGCCCTGAGTCACGCGGCGCTGCCGTAACACGTTATCAGGCCACCGCGTTGGCCTGACTGATTTCTTAATGAAAGGAACTGATTTATGGGATTGTTTACGACCCGCCAGTTACTCGGTTATACCGAACAAAAAGTGAAATTCCGTGCGCTGTTTCTGGAGCTGTTTTTCCGCCGTACGGTGAATTTCCACACCGAAGAGGTGATGCTGGACAAAATTACCGGAAAAACGCCGGTGGCGGCCTATGTCTCCCCGATCGTTGAAGGAAAAGTGCTTCGCCATCGCGGTGGTGAAACCCGCGTGTTACGTCCGGGCTACGTCAAGCCCAAACACGAATTTAATTACCAGCAGGCGGTTGAGCGCCTTCCTGGTGAAGATCCGGCTCAGCTGAACGACCCGGCCTACCGTCGTCTGCGTATCATTACCGATAACCTCAAACAGGAAGAGCACGCTATTGTCCAGGTGGAAGAAATGCAGGCGGTGAATGCCGTGCTGTATGGCAAATATACGATGGAAGGAGACCAGTTCGAGAAAATTGAAGTCGATTTTGGCCGATCGACGAAGAATAACATCATACAAGGTAGCGGTAAGGAGTGGTCAAAACAGGATCGTGACACGTTCGACCCGACATATGATATCGACCTTTTCTGTGATCAGGCCAGTGGTCTTGTGAATATTGCCATTATGGACGGTACCGTCTGGCGTCTGCTGAATGGCTTTAAGCTTTTCCGCGAAAAACTGGATACCCGTCGCGGTTCAAATTCACAACTCGAAACGGCAGTGAAAGATCTGGGCGCAGTGGTATCCTTCAAGGGGTATTACGGCGATCTGGCCATTGTGGTAGCGAAAACGTCTTATGTGGCAGAGGACGGTACCGAAAAACGTTATCTGCCGGAGGGCACGCTGGTGCTGGGGAATACGGCAGCAGAGGGGATTCGTTGCTATGGAGCCATTAAGGATGCACAGGCGTTGTCTGAAGGAGTGGTGGCTTCTTCCCGTTACCCGAAACACTGGCTGACCGTGGGCGATCCGTCCTGTGAATTCACCATGACGCAGTCCGCGCCGCTGATGGTGCTGCCGGATCCGGATGAGTTTGTGGTGGTACAGGTGAAATAATCCGTGAGCGGGGGCGAAATGCCCCCGTGTTTTTTTCACAGGGAGCTGGATATGGCAACAAAAGAAGAAAATCAGAAACGTCTTCGTGAACTGGCTGGTCTGCTGGGGCGCGAGGCGGATATGTCGGGGAGTGCTGCGGATATCGCACAGCGTGTGGCAGAGTGGGAAGAGGAGGTTTGCGCCTCGGAAAATGAAATCGCAGATGTTGATGATACCGTTCATGAGCAGGCATGCAGGCACACCGGTGAGGATGACGTTGGTATTCTGGAACGTATCAGGCTTCTGAAGTGTTTTTACCTGTGTGGTGTTGACGATGAAACAGGTGGGCCTGTTGAGCATGTTGATGCTGGCAGAGTAATTCTGATGCCCCCCTCAGTGGCAAAAGACATGGTCAGGAGCGGAGTGGCCGTTTATGCGTGATTTTGAGAATTCCTTTGATGCTGCCCTTGCCGGGGTGGACAGAACGATTGTTGAAGTGATGGGGCTCTGTGCGCAGTTCACCTCGGGGGCACAGTGTGGCAGCGAAGTTCAGGGGGTTTTTGACGATCCGGAGTCGCTGGGTTTTGCCGGTGGCGGGGTCCGTATTGAAGGAAGCAGCCCGTCATTATTTGTGCGGACGGATACGGTGCGTGCCGTGCGGCGTGGTGACACGCTGACCATTAACGGCGAGATGTTCTGGGTGGATCGTGTTTCTCCGGATGACGGGGGAAGCTGTTATCTCTGGCTCAACCGTGGGCAACCACCCGCTGTTAACCGGCGACGATAAACGCAGGGTGAAATTATGGCGATAAAAGGGCTTGATCAGGCGATTGATAATCTGAGCCGGGTTCGTAAAAACGCCATTCCGGCGGCTTCAGCAATGACGATTAACCGCGTGGCCACAACGGCGATTAATCAGTCTTCATCACAGGTTGCCCGGGAGACAAAGGTACGCCGGAAACTGGTTAAGGAACGGTCCAGACTGAAACGGGCCACGGTCAGAAATCCGAATGCCAGAATTATCGTTAACCGCGGTGATCTCCCTGTGATTAAGCTGGGGATCAGAATGCTGGGGCGTCGTCCGGACAGCATACTCAAAGCCGGTCAGCATCGTTATCAGCGGGCATTTATCCAGCGATTAAATAATGGGCGCTGGCATGTTATGCAACGTCTTCCTCAGGCCAGATATGAGGAGGGCAATGACGACAAGGGAAGGAAAAAGCGTAATCGCCTTCCCATTCAGGTGGTGAAAATCCCGATGGCGGCCCCACTGAAACAGGCATTTGATGAGAATGTTGACCGTATCCGGCGTGAACGCCTGCCTAAAGAACTGGCATACGCGCTGAAACAACAACTGAGGATTGCGATAAAACGATGAAACACACTGACATTCGTGCCGCAGTGCTGGATGCACTCGAGCAGCATGAACACGGGGCGACGCTGTTTGATGGTCGCCCCGTTGTTTTTGACGAAGAGGATTTTCCTGCGATCGCGGTTTATCTGACGGATGCAGAGTATACCGGTGAAGAGCTGGATGCAGATACCTGGCGGGCCACGCTGCATATTGAGGTGTTTTTACCGGCACAGGTACCGGATTCAGAGCTCGATCAGTGGATGGAAAGCCGGATTTACCCGGCGATGACCGCGATCCCGGCACTGGCAGGACTGATTACCACGATGGTTACGCAGGGCTATGAGTATCGTCGTGATGACGATATGGCGTTATGGAGTTCTGCAGATCTGACTTATTCCATTACATACGAGATGTGAGGACGATATGGCAACACCAAATCCTCTTGAGCCGGTAAAAGGTGCCGGTACCACTCTGTGGGTTTACAACGGCAAGGGTGATGCTTATGCAAACCCGTTGTCAGACGATGACTGGCAGCGACTGGCTAAGGTGAAGGATCTGACGCCGGGCGAGATGACGGCAGAATCCTACGATGATAACTACCTGGATGATGAAGACGCGGACTGGACCGCGACCGGGCAGGGGCAGAAATCTGCAGGTGATACCAGTTTTACGCTGGCCTGGAAACCGGGAGAGGAAGGCCAGAAAGGGCTTATAGGCTGGTTTGAAAGCGGCGATGTCCGGGCCTATAAAATCCGTTTTCCGAATGGCACGGTGGATGTGTTTCGTGGCTGGGTCAGCAGTATCGGTAAGGCCGTGACGGCGAAAGAAGTGATCACCCGCACGGTGAAAGTCACTAACGTGGGTAAACCTTCTGTAGCGGAAGAACGCAGCAAAATTACGCCGGTCAGTGCGATTAAGGTGACGCCGACATCCGGTACGGTGGCAAAAGGGAAAACAACCACCCTGACGGTTTCTTTTGAGCCGGAAAGTGCAACCGACAAGACGTTCAGAGCGGTTTCCGCCGATCCGTCGAAAGCCACCATTAGTGTGAAAGATATGACAATTACGGTAAACGGCGTGGCGACAGGTAAGGTGCAGATCCCTGTGGTGAGCGGAAATGGTCAGTTCGCCGCAGTGGCTGAAGTCACCGTTACTGAAGCGGGCGCTGCAGGGTAAACGGAGGTAATACATGTTTCTGAAAACAGAACAATTTGAATATAACGGTGTGTCTGTCACGCTTTCCGAATTGTCTGCGCTGCAGCGTATCGAGCATCTTGCCCTCCTGAAACGGCGTGCAGAACAGGCAGAATCCTGCGGCAACCTGCAGGTAAGCGTGGAAGATCTCGTCAGAACCGGCGCGTTTCTGGTGGCGATGTCCCTGTGGCATAACCATCCACAGAAAACGCAGTCACCGTCAATGAATGAGGCCGTGATGAAGATAGAGCAGGAAGTGCTCACCACCTGGCCTGCCGATGCCATTGCCCGGGCGGAAGACGTGGTGTTGTGCCTGTCCGGGATGATCGAAGCTGTTCGTCCGGATACTGATATTACTGAAGTGGCGAAAAATAACACGCTGACTGATGATGATTTTTCTGCGGGAAAGTCTTCGACGGCGAGCTGAACTTTGCCCTCAGACTGGCGCGTGAGATGGGGAGACCCGACTGGCGCACCATGCTTGCCGGGATGACATCCACCGAATATGCCGACTGGCACCGTTTTTACCGCACGCATTATTTTCAGGATACCCAGCTGGATATGCATTTTTCCGGGCTGACGTACGCTGTACTCAGCCTGTTTTTTTGCGATCCGGATATGCATCCCTCTGATTTCAGTCTGCTTGTCCCCCGGCATGAGGAAGAGCAGGTGGAGAGGCCGGATGAGGACAAAATGCTGATGCAGAAAGCGGCAGGACTTGCCGGCGGCGTCCGGTTCGGTGGGGACGGAGGGCGCGATATTTTATCGTCTGCGGATGTGGCGGATGTCATGGTGGATGATGCCGCATTAATGATGGCTTCAGCGGGGATTCCGGGAGGTGTGAGATATGTCCCAGCCGGTTGGTGATCTTGTTATTGACCTTAGTCTGGATGCTGTCCGTTTCGATGAGCAGATGAGCCGGGTAAGGCGTCATTTTTCAGGTCTGGATACCGACGCCAGAAAAACCGCCAGTGCTGTTGAACAGGGCCTGAGCCGCCAGGCGCTGGCTGCACAAAAAGCCGGGATTTCCGTCGGGCAGTATAAAGCGGCCATGCGAACCCTGCCCGCACAGTTTACGGATATCGCCACGCAGCTTGCCGGTGGTCAGAATCCCTGGTTGATCCTGCTGCAACAGGGCGGTCAGGTGAAGGACTCCTTCGGCGGGATGATCCCCATGTTCAGGGGGCTTGCCGGTGCGATCACCCTGCCGATGGTCGGGGTCACCTCGCTGGTGGTGGCGACAGGTGCGCTGGCGTACGCCTGGTACCAGGGCGACGCCACGCTTTCAGAATTTAATAAAACGCTGGTCCTTTCCGGCAATCAGGCCGGACTGACTGCCGATCGTATGCTGACGCTCTCAAGAGCCGGGCAGGCAGCAGGGCTGACGTTTAACCAGGCGAGAGAGTCACTGGCAGCCCTGGTGAATGCCGGTGTGCGTGGTGGTGAACAGTTTGATGCCATTAACCAGAGTGTCGCGCGTTTTGCGTCTGCATCCGGTGTGGAGGTGGATAAAGTCGCTGAAGCCTTCGGGAAGCTGACCACTGACCCGACGTCGGGACTGATGGCGATGGCGCGCCAGTTCCGTAACGTGACGGCAGAGCAGATTGCGTATGTTGCACAACTGCAGCGTTCCGGAGACGAGGCCGGGGCCTTACAGGCGGCGAACGATATCGCCACGAAAGGCTTTGATGAGCAGACCCGTCGCCTGAAAGAAAACATGGGAACACTGGAGACCTGGGCGGATAAAACAGGGAAGGCATTCAAATCGATGTGGGATGCCATTCTGGATATCGGTCGTCCGGAATCCTCAGCGGATATGCTCGCCAGTGCACAGAAGGCATTTGATGAGGCGGATAAAAAATGGCAGTGGTACCAGAGTCGGAGCCAGCGCCGCGGTAAAACCTCCTCTTTCCGGGCCAACCTTCAGGGCGCATGGGATGACCGGGAAAATGCCCGTCTGGGTCTGGCAGCGGCAACGCTGCAGTCGGATATGGAAAAAGCCGGTGAACTGGCGGCAAGGGACAGGGCTGAGCGTGAGTCGTCACAGCTGAAGTATACCGGAGAGGCGCAGAAGGCGTATGAGCGCCTGCTGACGCCACTGGAGAAATATACCGCCCGGCAGGAAGAGCTGAATAAGGCCCTGAAAGACGGGAAAATCCTGCAGGCGGATTACAACACGCTGATGGCGTCGGCAAAAAAGGATTATGAGTCGACGCAGAAAAAGCCGTCCGGTGTGAAGGTGTCTGCCGGTGAGCGCCAGGAAGACCAGGCGCATGCAGCCCTGCTGGCGCTTGAAACTGAGCTCAGGACGCTGGAGAAGCACAGCGGTGCGAATGAAAAAATCAGCCAGCAGCGCCGTGATTTATGGAAAGCGGAAAATCAGTATGTGGTCCTGAAAGAGGCCGCCACGAAACGGCAGTTATCTGAGCAGGAAAAATCCCTGCTGGCTCATGAGAAAGAGACGCTGGAGTACAAACGCCAGCTGGCTGAGCTGGGAGACAAGATTGAACACCAGAAGCGGCTGAATGAGCTGGCACAGCAGGCGGCGCGGTTTGAACAGCAGCAAAGCGCGAAGCAGGCGGCAATCAGCGCAAAAGCCCGCGGCCTCACCGACCGTCAGGCGCAGCGGGAGTCGGAAGAGCAGCGCCTTCGTGAGGTGTACGGTGATAATCCGGCTGCGCTGGCGAAGGCCACATCTGCACTGAAGAACACCTGGTCTGCGGAGGAGCAGCTTCGTGGAAGCTGGATGGCCGGGATGAAGTCCGGCTGGGGAGAGTGGGCGGAAAGTGCGACGGACAGTTTTTCGCAGGTTAAAAGTGTGGCCACGCAGACCTTTGACGGTATTGCACAGAATATGGCGGCGATGCTGACCGGCAGCGAACAGAACTGGCGCAGCTTCACCCGTTCCGTGCTGTCCATGATGACAGAAATTCTGCTTAAGCAGGCAATGGTGGGGATTGTCGGGAGTATCGGCAGCGCCATTGGCGGGGCTGTTGGTGGCGGCGCATCCGCGTCAGGCGGTACAGCCATTCAGGCCGCTGCGGCGAAATTCCATTTTGCAACCGGAGGATTTACGGGAACCGGCGGCAAATATGAGCCAGCGGGGATTGTTCACCGTGGTGAATTTGTCTTCACGAAGGAGGCAACCAGCCGGATTGGCGTGGGAAATCTCTACCGGCTGATGCGCGGCTATGCCACCGGCGGTTATGTCGGTACACAGGGCAGCATGGCGGACAGCCGGTCGCAGGCGTCCGGGACGTTTGAGCAGAATAACCATGTGGTGATTAACAACGACGGCACGAACGGTCAGATAGGGCCACAGGCACTGAAGGCTGTTTATGACGTAGCCCGTAAGGCGGCAATGGATGTTGTGACCGGGCAGATGCGCGATGGTGGTCTGTTCTCCGGAGGTGGACGATGAAGACCTTCCGCTGGAAAGTGAAACCCGGTATGGATGTGGCTTCGGCCCCTTCCGTAAGAAAGGTGCGCTTTGGTGATGGCTATTCCCAGCGTGCGCCTGCCGGGCTGAACGCTGACCTGAAAACGTACAGCGTGACGCTTTCTGTCTCCCGCGAGGAGGCCACGGCACTTGAGTCGTTTCTGGCTGAGCACGGGGGCTGGAAATCCTTTCTGTGGACGCCGCCTTATGAGTGGCGGCAGATAAAGGTGACCTGCGCAAAATGGTCGTCGCGGGTCAGTATGCTGCGTGTTGAGTTCAGCGCAGAGTTTGAACAGGTGGTGAACTGATGCAGGATATCCAACAGGAAACACTGAATGAATGCACCCGTGCGGAGCAGTCGGCCAGCGTGGTGCTCTGGGAAATCGATCTGACAGAGGTCGGTGGAGAACGTTATTTTTTCTGTAATGAGCAGAACGAAAAAGGTGAGCCGGTCACCTGGCAGGGGCGACAGTATCAGCCGTATCCCATTCAGGGGAGTGGTTTTGAACTGAATGGCAAAGGCACCAGTACGCGCCCCACGCTGACGGTTTCTAACCTGTACGGTATGGTCACCGGGATGGCGGAAGATCTGCAGAGTCTGGTCGGCGGAACGGTGGTCCGGCGTAAGGTCTACGCCCGTTTTCTGGATGCGGTGAACTTCGTCAACGGAAACCGTGACGCCGATCCGGAGCAGGAGGTGATCAGCCGCTGGCGCATCGAGCAGTGCAGCGAACTGAGCGCAGTCAGTGCCTCTTTTGTACTGTCCACGCCGACGGAAACGGATGGCGCTGTTTTTCCGGGACGTATCATGCTGGCCAACACCTGCACCTGGACCTATCGCGGCGATGAGTGCGGTTATAGCGGTCCGGCGGTCGCGGATGAATATGATCAGCCGACGTCCGATATCACGAAGGATAAATGCAGCAAATGCCTGAGCGGCTGTAAGTTTCGCAATAACGTCGGCAACTTTGGCGGCTTCCTTTCCATTAACAAACTTTCGCAGTAATCCCATGACAGAGACAGAATCAGCGATTCTGGCGCACGCCCGGCGATGTGCGCCAGCGGAGTCGTGCGGCTTCGTGGTGAGAGCGCCGGAGAGGGAAAGATATTTCCCCTGCGTGAATATCTCCGGTGAGCCGGAGGCGTATTTCCGTATGTCGCCGGAAGACTGGCTGCAGGCAGAAATGCAGGGTGAGATTGTGGCGCTGGTCCACAGCCACCCCGGTGGTCTGCCCTGGCTGAGTGAGGCCGACCGGCGGCTGCAGGTGCAGAGCGATTTGCCGTGGTGGCTGGTCTGCCGGGGGGCGATTCACAAGTTCCGCTGTGTGCCGCATCTCACCGGGCGGCGCTTTGAGTACGGGGTGACGGACTGTTACACACTGTTCCGGGATGCTTACCATCTGGCGGGGATTGAGATGCCGGATTTTCATCGCGGGGATGACTGGTGGCGTCACGGTCAGAATCTCTATCTTGACAATATGGAAGCTACTGGTTTTTACCGTGTCGCACTGACAGAGGCGCAGCCGGGCGATGTGCTGCTGTGCTGTTTTGGTTCATCGGTGCCGAATCACGCCGCCATTTACTGCGGCGACGGTGAGCTGCTGCACCATATTCCTGAACAACTGAGTAAACGAGAGAGGTATACCGACAAATGGCAGCGACGCACACACTCCCTCTGGCGTCACCGGGAATGGCACGCATCTGCCTTTACGGGGATTTGCAACGATTTGGCCGCCGCATCGACCTTCGTGTGAAAACGGGGGCTGAAGCCATCCGGGCACTGGCCACACAGCTCCCGGCGTTTCGTCAGAAACTGAGCGATGGCTGGTATCAGGTACGGATTGCCGGGCGGGATGCAGGAGAAACCGAATTATCATCCCGTCTTAATGAGCCGCTGGCAAATGGTGCCGTGATCCACATCGTGCCGCGTCTTGCGGGAGCAAAAAGTGGCGGTGTGTTTCAGGCGGTGCTGGGTGCGGCGTTGATTGCTACGGCAATCTGGATGCCGGGGATCAGTATCGCTTTCAGTGACATTCTCTTTTCAATGGGTGCGGCGATGACGCTTGGTGGTGTGGCGCAGATGCTGGCACCGAAAGCCAGAACTCCCCGTACACAGACAACGGATAACGGCAAACAGAACACCTATTTCTCCTCACTGGATAACATGGTTGCCCAGGGCAATGTCCTGCCTGTTCTGTACGGTGAAATGCGCGTGGGGTCACGTGTGGCATCTCAGGAGATCAGCACGGCAGATGAAGGGGATGGTGGTCAGGTTGTGGTAATTGGGCGGTAATATTATTTACTCATGTTCTAACTGATTTAATATTTATATCGAACACTGATAATTATTCTATTGGTTAGCTATATGAACAAAACGATTTTATTCTGCACGATTATTGCCTTAACAGGATGTAAATCTTTGGATTACGTAAAATCCGGAAAACCTGTAATGGAAGGTAATTCATTAAAAAATATTGATGAATTGTCAGGCTGCATATCCAGACAATGGGCTGGTAATGGAACACCTATAACATCCCTTCCTATTGAGAATGGGGTAAGCCTTTTAGTTCCACAGGCTATGGGGGGATATGATGTTGTGCTTGATATCAAAAAAGCAGGAAATGGCAGTAGTTTTACTCTTTATGAACGTGTACCAGCATTAACGCCAAAAATTTTTGCTGATAGTGTTAATGCATGTAAATAATAGTTAATCCTGCCGTAACTCATGAGCCGCCTTTTGGGCGGCTTTGTTGTTTATGGAGTGTGAGGAATGGGTAAAGGAAGCAGTAAGGGGCATACCCCGCGCGAAGCGAGGGACAACCTGAAGTCCACGCAGCTGCTGAGTGTGATCGATGCCATCAGCGAAGGGCCGGTTGAAGGTCCGGTGAATGGGTTAAAAAGCGTGCTGCTGAACAGTACGCCAGTGCTGGACAGTGAGGGGAATACCAATATCTCCGGTGTCACGGTGGTGTTCCGGGCAGGTGAGCAGGAGCAGACACCGCCGGAGGGATTTGAATCCTCCGGCTCCGAGACGGTGCTGGGTACGGAAGTGAAGTACGACACGCCGATTACCCGGACCATCACGTCTGCAAACATCGACCGTCTGCGCTTTACCTTCGGTGTGCAGGCACTGGTGGAAACCACCTCAAAGGGGGACCGGAATCCGTCGGAAGTCCGCCTGCTGGTTCAGATACAACGTAACGGTGGCTGGGTGACGGAAAAAGACATCACCATTAAAGGCAAAACCACCTCACAGTATCTGGCCTCGGTGGTGGTGGGTAACCTGCCGCCGCGCCCGTTCAATATCCGGATGCGCAGGATGACGCCGGACAGCACCACAGACCAGCTGCAGAACAAAACGCTCTGGTCGTCATACACCGAAATCATCGATGTGAAACAGTGCTACCCGAACACGGCACTGGTCGGCGTACAGGTGGATTCGGAGCAGTTCGGCAGCCAGCAGGTGAGCCGTAATTATCATCTTCGCGGGCGAATTCTGCAGGTGCCGTCGAACTATAACCCGCAGACGCGACAATACAGCGGTATCTGGGACGGAACGTTAAAACCGGCATACAGCAACAACATGGCCTGGTGTCTGTGGGATATGCTTACCCATCCGCGCTACGGCATGGGGAAACGTCTTGGTGCGGCGGATGTGGATAAATGGGCGCTGTATGTCATCGGCCAGAATTGCGACCAGTCGGTGCCGGATGGCTTTGGTGGCACGGAGCCGCGTATCACCTGTAATGCGTACCTGACCACGCAGCGCAAGGCGTGGGATGTGCTCAGTGATTTCTGCTCTGCGATGCGCTGTATGCCGGTATGGAACGGGCAGACGCTGACGTTCGTGCAGGACCGACCGTCGGATAAGGTGTGGACCTATAACCGCAGTAATGTGGTGATGCCGGATGATGGTGCGCCGTTCCGCTACAGCTTCAGCGCCCTGAAGGACCGCCATAATGCCGTTGAGGTGAACTGGATTGACCCGAATAACGGCTGGGAGACGGCGACAGAGCTTGTGGAGGACACGCAGGCCATTGCCCGTTACGGTCGTAACGTCACGAAGATGGATGCTTTTGGCTGTACCAGCCGGGGGCAGGCACACCGCGCCGGGCTGTGGCTGATTAAAACAGAACTGCTGGAAACGCAGACCGTGGACTTCAGCGTGGGTGCCGAAGGGCTTCGCCATGTACCGGGCGATGTCATTGAAATCTGCGATGATGACTATGCCGGTATCCGCACCGGCGGGCGCGTGCTGGCGGTAAACAGCCAGACCCGGACGCTGACGCTCGACCGTGAAATCACGCTGCCATCTTCCGGCACCACGCTGATAAGCCTGGTTGACGGGCAGGGGAGTCCGGTCAGCGTGGAGGTTCAGTCCGTCACCGACGGCGTGAAGGTGAAAGTGAGCCGTGTTCCTGACGGCGTTGCTGAATACAGCGTATGGGGGCTGAAGCTGCCGACGTTGCGCCAGCGCCTGTTCCGCTGCGTGAGTATCCGTGAGAACGACGACGGCACGTATGCCATCACCGCCGTGCAGCATGTACCGGAAAAAGAGGCCATCGTGGATAACGGGGCGCACTTTGACGGCGACCAGAGCGGCACGGTAAATGGTGTCACGCCGCCAGCGGTGCAGCACCTGACCGCAGAAGTCACCGCAGACAGCGGGGAATACCAGGTGCTGGCCCGCTGGGACACGCCGAAGGTGGTGAAGGGCGTGAGCTTCCTGCTTCGCCTGACCGTGGCAGCGGATGACGGCCGTGAGCGGCTGGTCAGCACGGCCCGGACGACGGAAACCACTTACCGCTTCACACAACTGGCTCTGGGGAACTACAGGCTGACAGTCCGGGCAGTAAATGCGTGGGGGCAGCAGGGCGATCCGGCGTCGGTATCGTTCCGGATTGCCGCACCGGCAGCGCCGTCGCGGATTGAGCTGACGCCGGGCTATTTTCAGATAACCGCCACGCCGCATCTTGCGGTTTATGACCCGACGGTACAGTTTGAGTTCTGGTTCTCGGAAAAGCGGATTGCGGATATCAGGCAGATTGAAACCGCAGCCCGCTATCTTGGCTCGGCGCTGTACTGGATAGCTGCCAGTATCAATATCAAACCGGGCCATGATTATTATTTTTATATCCGCAGTGTGAATACTGTTGGCAAATCGGCATTCGTGGAGGCTGTCGGTCGGGCGAGCGATGATGCGGAAGGTTACCTGGATTTTTTCAAAGGCGAGATAGGGAAAACACATCTGGCCCAGGAGCTGTGGACGCAGATTGATAACGGTCAGCTTGCGCCTGATCTGGCTGAAATCAGGACGTCCATTACGAATGTCAGCAATGAAATCACGCAGACCGTCAATAAAAAACTGGAAAATCAGAGCGCGGCAATCCAGCAGATACAGAAAGTTCAGGTTGATACAAATAATAACCTGAACAGCATGTGGGCCGTGAAACTGCAGCAGATGAAGGACGGACGCCTTTATATTGCGGGTATCGGAGCCGGTATTGAGAATACGCCAGCAGGTATGCAGAGTCAGGTGCTTCTGGCTGCTGACCGGATTGCGATGATTAATCCTGCGAATGGCAACACAAAGCCGATGTTTGTTGGTCAGGGCGATCAGATATTCATGAACGAAGTGTTCCTGAAATACCTGACGGCTCCCACCATTACCAGCGGCGGTAATCCTCCTGCATTTTCCCTGACACCGGACGGAAAGCTGACCGCTAAAAATGCAGATATCAGTGGCAGTGTGAATGCGAACGCCGGTACGCTCAACAACGTTACGATAAATGAAAACTGTCAGATTAAAGGGAAACTGTCAGCCAACCAGATTGAAGGCGATATTGTCAAAACAGTGGGTAAGGCTTTCCCGCGGGACTCCCGGGCACCGGAGCGGTGGCCATCAGGGACCATTACCGTCAGGATTTATGACGATCAGCCGTTTGACCGGCAGATTGTTATTCCGGCGGTGGCATTCAGCGGTGCTAAACATGAGAGAGAGCATACTGATATTTACTCCTCATGCCGCCTGATAGTGAAGAAAAATGGTGCTGAAATTTATAACCGTACCGCGCTGGATAATACGCTGATTTACAGTGGTGTTATTGATATGCCAGCTGGTCACGGCCACATGACACTGGAGTTTTCGGTGTCAGCATGGCTGGTAAATAACTGGTATCCCACAGCAAGTATCAGCGATTTGCTGGTTGTGGTGATGAAGAAAGCCACTGCAGGCATCACGATTAGCTGAATTTTATAACCCAGATACGGGCGCCAGAAATGGCGCCTTTTTTATTGCAGAAAAGCGAGAGGTAATTATGCGTAAATTATGTGCTGTTATTTTGTCCGCAGTAGTCTGGCAGGTCGCCGCTGCTACGCCAGCGAGTGCAGCAGAACATCAGTCCACGCTGAGCGCGGGGTATCTCCATGCCTCGACGAACGTTCCCGGTAGTGATGATCTGAACGGGATTAACGTGAAATACCGTTATGAGTTTACGGACGCGCTGGGGCTGATTACGTCCTTCAGTTATGCCAATGCTGAGGATGAGCAAAAAACGCGCTACAGCGATACCCGCTGGCATGAAGATTCCGTGCGTAACCGCTGGTTCAGCGTGATGGCGGGGCCGTCTGTACGCGTGAATGAATGGTTCAGCGCGTATTCGATGGCGGGTGTGGCTTACAGCCGTGTGTCGACTTTCTCCGGGGATTATCTCCGCGTAACTGACAACAAGGGGAAAACGCACGATGTGCTGACCGGAAGTGATGACGGTCGCCACAGCAACACGTCTCTGGCGTGGGGGGCTGGCGTGCAGTTTAACCCGACCGAATCCGTGACCATTGACCTTGCTTATGAAGGTTCCGGTAGTGGCGACTGGCGATCGGATGCATTTATTGTTGGTATCGGATACCGTTTCTGACAACAGACGCCGATTTATCTTCTGTAAATATTGTTATGATACGCAGGTTCATCCACCTTATGGGGTGAACTGCGTTTGAGGAAACGTAAAGTTACACTGTCCTGAAGCCCGTGGCGTCACTGCTGCGGGCTTTTTTTATTGGTGGAAAAGTATGACAGTAAAAATTTCTGGCGTGCTTAAAGATGGCACAGGAAAACCAGTACAGAACTGCACCATTGTGCTGAAGGCCAGACGAACCAGCAGCACGGTGGTGGTGAACACGGTGGCCTCTGAAAATCCGGATGAAGCCGGACGTTACAGCATGGATGTTGAGCATGGTCAGTACAGCGTCACCCTGCTGGTTGAAGGTTTTCCGCCTTCACATGCCGGGACCATTACCGTCTATGAAGGTTCCAGACCAGGTACGCTGAATGATTTTCTCGGTGCCATGACGGAGGATGATGTCCGACCGGAGGCACTGCGCCGCTTTGAGCAGATGGTGGAAGAAGTGTCACGTAACGCCTCCGCGGTTGCACAGAATACGGCAGCCGCGAAAAAATCAGCCAGCGATGCCAGTGCATCAGCCAGCGAGGCGGTAACTCATGCAACCGATGCTGCAGCCTCAGCACGTGCCGCCAGCACGTCAGCCGGACAGGCCGCGTCGTCGGCTCAGTCAGCGTCTTCCAGCGCAGGAACGGCATCAACAAAGGCCAGTGAAGCATCGAAAAGTGCTGCTGCTGCAGAGTCCTCAAAAAGCGCGGCAGCTACCAGTGCCGCTGCGGCGAAAACGTCAGAAACGAATGCGGCAGCGTCACAACAATCAGCAGCCACTTCTGCATCCGCCGCGACCACGAAGGCGTCAGAAGCAGCCACCTCAGCCCGGGATGCGGCGGCCTCAAAAGAGGCAGCGAAATCATCAGAAACGAACGCATCATCAAGCGCCAGTAGTGCCGCTTCCTCGGCAACGGCGGCAGGCAATTCCGCGAAGGCGGCAAAGACGTCTGAGACAAACGCCAGGTCTTCTGAAACGGCAGCGGGACAGAGCGCCTCGGCTGCGGCAGGCTCAAAAACAGCGGCTGCGTCGTCTGCCAGTGCCGCGTCAACAAGTGCCGGGCAGGCCTCAGCCAGTGCCACCGCCGCCGGAAAATCGGCAGAAAGCGCCGCATCATCCGCTTCAACAGCCACAACGAAGGCTGGCAAAGCCACTGAGCAAGCCACTGCAGCAGCGAGGTCTGCTTCTGCAGCAAAAACCTCTGAAACAAATGCAAAGACTTCAGCAGACAATGCTGCTTCCTCTAAGGCGGCAGCCGCATCGTCAGCCAGTTCAGCGGCGTCATCGGCATCATCTGCGTCTGCTTCAAAAGATGAGGCGACCAGACAAGCGTCAGCAGCGAAAGGTAGTGCCACGACAGCAACAATGAAAGCATCAGAGGCAGCTGGTAGTGTGACGGCGGCAGCTCAGAGCAAAAGTACGGCGGAATCCGCGGCAACGCGCGCCGAGACAGCAGCAAAACGGGCAGAGGATATTGCATCCGCCGTGGCGCTGGAGGATGCGAGCACGACGAAAAAGGGGATAGTACAGCTCAGCAGTGCGACCAACAGCACTTCCGAGTCACTGGCGGCAACGCCAAAAGCGGTTAAGGCGGTAATGGGTGAAACGAACAAGAAAGCGCCCTTAAATAGTCCTGCACTGACCGGAACGCCAACAACACCAACTGCGCGACAGGGAACGAATAATACCCAAATCGCAAGCACGGCTTATGTTATGGCTGCGATCGCTGCCCTCGTGGACTCGTCGCCTGACGCACTGAATACGCTGAACGAGCTGGCTGCGGCGTTGGGCAACGACCCGAATTTTGCGACCACCATGACTAACGCGCTTGCGGGTAAGCAACCGAAAGATGCCACCCTGACGGCGCTGGCCGGGCTTGCTACTGCGGCAGACAGGTTTCCGTATTTTACGGGGAATGATGTTGCCAGTCTGGCAATCCTGACAAAAGTTGGGCGGGATATTCTTGCGAAATCGACCGTTGCCGCCGTTATCGAATACCTCGGTTTACGAGAACTCGGCACAAGCGGGGAGAAAATACCGTTACTCAGTACAGCGAATACCTGGACTAATCGACAAACATTCAGCGGTGGCCTTTCTGGTGAACTATCCGGCAATGCTTCTACAGCTGCAAAATTAAAAACTGCCAGGAAAATAAGCAATGTGGCTTTTGATGGTTCCTCCGATATCACATTAAAAGCAAGTCATGTTGGTGCGTTTGCCTTAGGGAAAACAGGAAGCACCGTTGCGAATGATAAAGCAGTTGGATGGAACTGGAGTAGCGGAGCCTATAACGCAACTATTAGTGGTGCATCAACGTTAATTATTCATTTTTATATGGGAGAAGGAAGTTGTCCTGCAGTTCAGTTTCGGATTAATTATAAAAATGGCGGTATTTTTTATCGTTCAGCCCGTGATGGTTATGGTTTTGAAGCCGACTGGTCCGAATTTTACACCACCACCAGAAAACCTTCAGCAGGAGATGTTGGTGCACTGCCGTTATCTGGTGGTCAACTGAATGGTGCACTGGGTATCGGAACATCCAGTGCTCTTGGCGGTAATTCGATTGTATTGGGTGATAATGACACGGGCTTTAAACAAAATGGCGATGGTAATCTGGATGTTTATGCTAATAACGTCCATGTTATGCGCTTTGTCTCCGGAAGCATTCAAAGTAATAAAACCATAAATATTACAGGGCGTG